TTTAGTTTTATAATCATCATCAATGTATTCAGTATTATAAACATAATCACAGAAATATTTGATATCACACCAAGAACCATATGGCGAAAATAAATCATCGTCATTATCGTTATTTGACACCATTAACTTTATTGCGAATGATGCTGAAACAGGGTAAAAATTATACCATGCAGAAATTAATACATAGGTGAGAAGTCGTTCACCTTTACCATAAGTAATATCTCTTGTTTGCCCGATAAGTTTATATAATAATGTGAGATGTCTCTTTCGACACGGTTCGTCAATCGTTTTATCATCAATAACACACTGAATTGCATTATAATAATTATTATAAATTTTCTTTATAATTAATGGATCGTTTTTTCTAGATAGATTGAGGTATAATTCGATTAGGTCATGACGGAAATTATAAATCATTGGTTCGTTTAATTTGAATCGTATATAGTCTTCGTCGACTTTACTCATTATATAATAACTATCAAAAGATATTTATATTACTTTTCTAAGTATTTACGTGTTTTCTTTTTCTTATTCGGTAAATGAACTCTAACTCGTTTGGTTATTGATTTATGTTTTTTTGGTTCGTCCTCTATAAACTTTAATATGGATGTTGGATTTCGTTTTTTTATAATTTGGCGAAATATAAAATATAGTGAATTTAATTCATGAAAAATAAATATAGTTGGTTTCAAATATAAATCATCTAATACGGTGAATGTTTTTAAAAATCTTTGATTGTTATTTTCAGTAGGTTCTGATTCCGAGTAACTCTGTATATCATCGGGTTCTAAAGTTATATTGAACAGAGAACCTTCATCAAATCTATAGGTATTATCACCATATGTTTTTTTTTCTTCAATTAGTTTCAGTAAAACCTTATTTGGTATGATTCCTACATTCTTACTTATATCCCAATTAAAATATACTTCCTCGCATTTAATATTATCTATATAGTCATTCTCGTTAATATAAATATAATAGGCGGAAATGGAGGGAAACTTCTCTCTATAGTAACATTCTTTAATATCTAATAATTTCTCTTCGTCTAATACCCATGACATAATAGTAATGATATATCAGTTAGAGACCAATGTTATAAATTTTCTATTAATATAACGAATATAAAGATTAATATATATTATATAATGTCTCAAAACAGCATAAGATATATTATATAAAAATAGGTATTGTAAAATTCAAAACCCCCTATATAAATACTTGAGGCAGAAAATTTTATAACTTTATAAATAGTAACTAGTTTTATTAGTTACTATTTATCACATATCATATTTCAAGATAGAATGAAAGATAGAATGAAATATAGAATAATTTCTATAAAATTGAAAGGAAAGCACACAATATATAATCGATATATTAATAAAATAGTTTTATGCAATTATGCATTCCTCGCGTAGACACGTCTTATACAATGGAGTATATTTTCAATGTTATGTGTAGATTAAAATGGGGTAAAATAGGTAAGATTACCGAGTCGAGACCCAAGAATAACACGGACTATAGATGCGTAATGATTGATATAGTTTGGAATGATACAACCACTGATAATGACGATTTTAAATCTCGTTTATTAAACGGTAGTTATATTAATATAATTCATGACTCAACGTCCTATAAATTCTGGCGTATAATGGAAAGTAATAGATGATAGGGTTATAATTTCGGTATATGTTTTTTTATAATATCTGGTTGTGTAGCGTTTGATTTATATCCACACATTCTTCTTATACACCAGAATTTTTGCTCTTCTGCATTTTTTATTTCTTGTATGAAAGCATCGTCCATATAACTATAAATGGTTTTATATTCAATTAACTCGTCTCTTATTTTGTTCTTAATGTCTATTAAATACGCCATTCTTAATTTACAACGTTCATCACTTGTTTCTGGGTCAATCTTATATAAAATATAACGCATTTCGTTTTTGGCGTCTCGATACTTATAGATAAGATTTTTTTTATATGTTTCAATACGTTTTATGAATGAAAATATATTAATATGACTTATTATCGGGAATATACTTTTAACATCTTCGGGTATAAAAATTGTAGTCGCATCCTTTATCTCAAATATTTTGATTTCAAACTCCTGTATCGTTTTGATTACCAATTCATTTTGTTCGAGTTCATTATCCATGAAAGTCAACCGACTATTCGCTAATTCAAGCACAGTTTGTAATTTATCATATTGTGATGCTATATGAGCATATATCTGAGTATTGGATTCGAGTTTAAAATAATTTACAAGGGATATAAGTAGTGTTATAGTTGCATTAAGTATTGCGATTGTAATATTAGACCATCCATATAGACGTATGAAAGGAGATAATACAGTGACCACTGTAGATATTATAAGTGTTGGAACCATTAATATATTCAATTTACAACTAGTGAAATTTTTGGCGCTTATATATAAGTTTTTCTGACCGTTCAAATATGTAATTATAATATCCAATTCATTTGATAATTTAGAACCAGAGTCGAATGTATCAAGGGAACGTTCTACTTCTTTGAATGATAAATTACGAAAATGCTTTTTATGTGGTTTAGTTGATGATTTTAATAAAGTCAAACGCTGTTTTGTTTCATTCAATGTATTTTCTGTTCTATCAGTTTCTTCTGAAATTTCGAAACTCGACTCACTTCCACTTTTTGATAAAGTCATAGGACTATTTGAAGCCCGTATATCAGTATTTCGGTTAATACTCATTAAATTATTTAGTATTTCATCATTTAGTATTTCATTATTTAGTATTTCATTATTTAGTATTTCATTATTTGGTATTTTGGGTAATGAACCTAACGTGCTATTCAATTTATTCATAAAATGCTCATCTGTATATTGTTCAACTGTAGTATCATCTATTGCTATTTCAACATCGTAAAATTCAGGAGTCACATCATCCTTTATTTTTAAAGAATTATTATCCATTATAGTAATTATACATTATGATTAGATATGTAAAATTGAAACACGAGAACCTCATTTATCAATGATAAAAAAACAGATAAAAAATAATGGAAGAACCAAATCCAAATGAATTAAAGGAACATAAACGAAATGAAACTAATAAAACAAACGACCTCCTCTCATCCAAACCATATAATCTTATCACCAGTCGTTTTAGTAATTCTACATGGGATGAGAACCGCAGATTTATATCAAAAAAGATAAAATTTGGATGTGTATATTGTTCACCAACATTAATCTCGAAAAAAATCACTCTGGACTCAATGATGTTTGTGCTTGAAATGAATAATGATACTAATAAGATTATGGGTATAGGAAAAGTGAACAACCATCCCAAACTACGTAAATATTCTGTGTATAATAATCAAAATTATAATCGTTATGTATTTACTGGTAAATACAGAATTGACCGGGAAGATATGAACGATGAAGAGGAACAAATAATGAAAGCGTTCGATATACTTTGTTTCAAAGGAAATTACCATATGAAGAGAGGTCATGGATTATCCGCGTTTCCACCCTTATTGTTATATCGTATAAAACCCGTTATCGATTTAGTTCGTTATATATATAATATGTTTGAGAAGCGCGGTTTATTATCAAAGAAGCAAGAAATATAAAAAATATAGTATATTTATAACTAATATGAGTGAGTTCGAAATAGGGAATTATGAAGCGAAAGATTTATACGAACTATTGGGTGTTGAACCGAGTATAAGCGACAGAGAACTAGAAGCGAAAATATTGAGTATGATCAATCAGTATAAGAATGCTAAGGTAACATCCAATGGTAGAGACAGCGAATACGACGAAGTCATTAATTTTATGATTGAAATTTATAAATTTTTTTTTGATAGCGATGAAAAAGATACAGATAATGATGGTGATGAACGAGGTGATAAACGTGGTCGTAGTATAAATTTAAAAAACAAACCATACGATAAACGAAATGACATTGATGATATATCAAATAATACTTATATTGCAAACGACGAAACCGCTAATCGTAAACAAACAATTGGCGTTTCAAACTTAAAACTCGATAGAAAGGATAATGATGATGATAAAACTCGCTCAACATTTACTTTTTCATATCCCTTACAGTATGCAATGGATGATAACGGACAAATTATAAATCAAGCAACAAAAAGGGTTGTTTCGATCAATAGTGGTTCTCGTTATAATCCTGTTGATACAGTTTCTTCGTCATTTACATTAAATCTATCCGAAACTTTGAAAAACGTAGTTAAATTAAAATTATATTCTGTTTCCATACCATATTCATGGTATACAATTAGTAATGACTTTGGTAGTAATTTTTTCTATTTTAAAGGAGATTCACCCGGTATAAATAATGAAACACACGACATAAGGGTTCAGATTGAACCTGGAAATTATACAGGTGATACATTGGTATCTACATTGAATGATGCGATAGAACATTTGAAAGGAAGTAATGATGATGATGTATATAATCGTATAAACAATCAGTATATACCAGATGTATCACTTAATAACACCAGTATTCGATACACGAGTAATTCTGGTATAACAAAAATGTTTATAGGTATCATAAAAAACTATGATTCGAATTATTTTCGTATAAGGTTCCCATATACAACACCAGTATATACCAATCAGATAACCCTAGAACGTAATAATATATTATCAATACCGTCGTTTCTAGGATTTACAACTGATATACTTAATAGTTATACGGTTCTTTCTGATTTAAGTGGAGGTGTTCCTAGTGTTACTATCGACGCATCCAATAATACAATAAAAATATTGAGATATATACAGAATGGCGATAATGTGTTCAACGGAACGAATGTTTTGAAAACAATAGATATATCTTTTAATATAGGAACCAATAACAACATTACCGAAACGTTAAATAGTAATTTAACCAATCATAATGATGTTGATATTAATTCGAAATATATAATAGATGGTAGTGGTAATTACTTAAAAATAAAATTAAATCGCGATGATTCAATTAATCGTTTAAATACCAAAGTGGTCGTGCTATTTCCGCTGAACGAAAATATGGGAAATATATGGACAGACGATTTAAAATTTAAGACCGACGGAGTAACTACCTATCTTGGTATCAGTTATAAATATAAAATACTAAATGATGTTGTATCACGAGAACCCGCAATAGATGATCGTATTATCGTTCCTTCGACACGGACAATCAAAATGGAGTTTGTTCCGTCCAAACCTTTGTATAATGGTATAAGTAGCGACGGCACTCCGAGTGATGTTAGTTTAAATAAATTTGAAATAGTTATACCTACAAATGATAGTGGATACACGGTGGACGAATTTATAAAAGAATTGAATGATGGTTTTGATAATACTAATGTATTATTTACCGATAATCATAATACAATTATTTTTAACAAACCATCAGTCAACACAAATATAATACAGGTGGATAATTCTAATAATTTACAAGTTACCATTGATATTTCTTATAACTTGGGTGCTTCAAATTATTTTTTGGATTTATCCAATACAATATTCGGGAACATATTTGATATTAATAGTAATGATATAGATTTATCGTTGACTAATGGAATAGTTCAATACGATAATATACAAAAGCAGAATAGTTATAATATTGAGGCAATAATGAATACAGGTGTAGAATATTTATTAGTTTTAAAACCCAAACAAGATGGACCATTACGTAATTTACCGGATATAAATATAAAACCAGAATTTATTGATATTAGTGGTTCAATCGTAAACTTTTCGACTGCAACCAATATAGCATTTGATGTTCTTATGGATTATATAATAAAAGCAATAACGACATACACCGATAATTCCTATAATGTACCTAATTTATTATCTGGTTCGGAATTCGTAATCACAGATTCTACGAGTAGTGGTAAAATAAATTTGGAGTTATCTTTGAACGTCAGTGATTACCTAGACGAAACAAATTATATATTATATTTAACGGATAGTAGTAATACCATATGGAATAATAAATTCCATTTAAACGCTCTGTATGATTTATCTGATAACAATGAAATTTACAGCACTAAAACAATCGATAAAGATGTTATAACAGTGAATGCCATAAATAACAAAATAATAATAGAACCACTACCTACTAATACTGATGGTGGTAGTAATGGAGTTTTTGATGTATTGAACCGAAATACTATATATATAAATATACCATTTGGTAATTATACAAGAAATGAATTGATAAGTAAAATAAATGATTTATTTAAAACTGTAACCATTGCTAATGGTAAGATTATATCCAGTAAGATGTCGTTTAATATTCAATCAATAGACAACACGGAGTATTGTTCAATTGACTTTAATCTAAATCGCATGTTTAAAGCAGAAGATTTCAAGGTTGTGTTTTTCGATAGCACATTTGCAAGTTGTAGTATAGGTTCAACGAGTATTCAAAATACTACTTTTGATAGCACCGTCGGTTATATTTTGGGTTATAGAAATAAAACGGAGTTCCCTTTAAAAGATGTTATTTCTTCGTCTTTACCAGATGTAAAACAATTTGAAAGTTCACAACCATTGAACGTAAATATTTATAATGAATTCTCAATAGTTTTGGATGATTATAATAATAATAGGTTACCGTCAGCAATTGTATCAGGAGAACAACCATCAACCGATTTTGATTTACCGACATATGCTAAGCGCGCAGCATCAAGTTGTGATGAAAATGGAAATTTGATATTATCGACAACAGATAAAAATAATAATAATCTTACCGTGAAACAATTATCTGCGATTTATTCGAATATTTTAACATCACAGGCAAAACAGAGTGATATTTTTACATCAAACAGAAAAATTATTGCGAAGGATGTTTTCGCAGTTATACCATTAAATGTCGCTGGATTAACACCAGGTCAATTATTTGTAAAAGAAGGTATTACACTACAAGAGCAATCGCGTAGTTATTTTGGACCCGTTGATATACAACGTATTACTGTGAAATTATTGACAGATAAAGGTTCGCTAGTAAATTTAAATCAGGATAATTGGAGTTTTTCATTTGTATGCGAGCAGATACACGATAAGAACCTCGGTCAGTATATAACAGATTCTAGAAGGGATGCTTAATAATTATAATACTTATATAATATATATGATTCCTTATATACCAATAATAGATGATATAGGTTTTTTTGGTCCTATTATATTATCTATACTTACGGTTATAATATTATGGGGACGTATGAAGTATTTACAATTATATTTGGTTTTTATGTTATTTAATTTATTTTCAAACAAGGTATTAAAAAAATTAATCCAATCACCCAGACCAGTTAACCATGATAAAAATATGATTTATACAACATTCGAAAAAACAAATGGAACTGAGACATATGGTATGCCTTCTGGACACGCTCAGTCTGTTTCATTCTCAACATTATATATGTATTTGGTAACAAAATCAGATAATTTATTGATAGGTAGTAGTTTTATTAGTTGTCTTACACTCTTACAACGATATCGGTTTAAGCGTCATAGTATTAGACAATTATTCATTGGTAGTGCTATCGGGTGTTTGGTCGCTTATATAAGTTATAATTTATCTACCATTATTATACATAGCGCGTATTGAATAAAACCGATTATATATGATAATATATATAGATAAACTATATACATGTCACAAGGAGATTATATTAAACGAAAACAAATTTCATATAAATTGATTGGTGATGGAACAACAATGGATGGTATAAAGGGAAATGGTCTGCTTAATTATAGCAGTGTATTGGATGCAAAGGATTATATAGATTTTAAAAAGTATAGTTTAGAAGGTAGTATAAAAAGTTCTACTCTTATGTTAAATAATTTAATTGTCCAAAACAAAACAAATATATTTGATATGGTTATGGATGTTTCAAATTGTCCCAATTTCATAGTATGTAATGATACTAATACCCGTTCCAATCGTAAACCATTACAAAGTTTCCAACAAACTTGTGAACCGGTAATGAAGGCGCCTACACGTTCAGTTCCACCCATTTGGGATATTAGTAATAATAAATTGAGATATAAATATCAGGAACCTGCTTTTAAGAATAGAAATTGTATTTGTGTAAATGGAACAGATTTCGGGTCTTGTCAAATATGCGATAAATATTAAACTGGATAAAACATATAATATATAATCGTTTTATATATTATAGAGAATGAGTAAATACTTTGATAATAAAGAAACGTATTTAGGAGCAACTACTACACAATATGGTAATCATATGGTAATGACGAATGTAATGAAACCAGGTAAGACCAAGTATATCAATATTGATACTCGTTTTAAAGATAATTATGAAACTGATGTGTTATCCAAACAGACTATTACTTTACCGGAACGATACACAGAGGTGCGTAATATATCGGTTGTGAATGCCGAAATACCAATGTCTTATTATAATATTTCCAGCGCCCTTGGTAATAATAGTTTCGAATTTACAGAAGATACTACCGTTGAAATGATCGTAGTTCCAGATGGAGAATACACAAAAGAAACATTGACTACAAAACTCAATCAATTAATTACTTCACATAATACAATCGCTATCGCTACTAAAACCATAATAACACACACTGATAATAGTCATAGTCATACTCTTATAAAAATAGATTTTACGAAAGATGCTAACGGAAGTTGTTCTCGTTTCGGGTTTAAATCGTCACTAGGGTGGTTATTGGGGTTCCGAGAACCTATATACACCTTTGAAGGAGCAGCACTTTCTACGTTCATTTCGAGCGGATTAACATCGACTGCAATAGTAAATTTATCAGGACCCAGATATTTATATTTAGTCGTGGATGAATTTACCAGTAGTGGAAACCAGTCATCTTTCGTATCACCATTACCGAGTTCTCTCATAAATAAAAACATACTTGCTCGTATTAGTGTTTCAAAGCAAGATTATCCGTTTGGTAGTATAATGCCTGTGAATTTATATAATGGACTATTGATGTCGGATGTTCGTTCTTACACAGGAAAGGTGGATATTCAGAAACTCAACGTCCAGTTGGTAAATGAATTTGGTAATGTTATTAATTTAAATGGTGATGATTTTTCATTCTGTCTTAAAATAGAACACGAGTAAACAAGAGAACCTAATAATTATATCCATACTATATAGATATAATTATGATACCGGAAGTAATCAGTAAAATCACGGCGGAATCCTTACTTAGTCTTTATCCTACGATTGTGAAAAATATAGATATCCCATTTGAGATGAAACTATTGACCAGGTTCGTTCCGTATTCGTTGATATCACTTTTATTTATAGATTATAAGTTTGTGAGAGAGAACCTACTCAGTAAAGCCGGATTATTACTATCTTTTATAACAATGATTCATATTTATACATCCTATAAAGGGTTCGAAGGGTTGGAAAGCGGTGTTGCGTATACTATTTTTTACACCTATCCACTTATGATTCTATTATTATCCGGCGAAAAAATATCACCTGTAATGTTGATTCCGTTGCTCGGTGTCTTCTTACTAGTATATGAAAGTAATACTGAAAATATGGAATCTAAAACCAATGTGGAGAACCTAGAAGAAAAAACACAAGATAATACGACACAAGATAATACGATTACGTTCTCTGTAATAATGGTATTCTTAGCCGCGTTGACCGAAGCACTATTATATTTTGTGGTTCGTGATTTAAAAACGAATAATAACTGGAATCATTTGTTTATTTCTTACTTTTTTGGTGCTATTCTATTATCAGGTTCTCTACTTACACAATTAAAACAATTTACTTTAACAACATTATGGACTACATCTTTCATCCTCAATATATTTATTGGATTATTTGGTTATTTATTACGGTTTTATGCAACGACACGTTTGGAACCATCTGTATATGCACCATTATCGTATGTCGGTATTATTATGTCGCATATATATGGTTTATATTTCAATGGAGACGCCATTACCTGGAATAAAATAATAGGAACTTTACTGATAATTATTCCAAATGTATATGTAAAATTATAATTAAACCCTTGAAGGATTATGACCGATCTTCATCGGTTTAAAAATTGATTATTATATATAATAGTAATCAATAAATAAATAAATAATGTCTCTATCAGACGAGCAAGAACACTCATTGGATTTATTCAAAGAAGGTAAAAATTTACTCATTACCGGACCTGGTGGTGTTGGAAAAACACACTTAATACATGAATTTATAAAAGATGCCGAGCGAAGAGGTAAAAAAGTTCAAATATGCGCTCTCACCGGATGCGCATCTATATTACTCGGCTGTAATGCGAAGACAATACACTCTTGGAGTGGTATAAAGATGGCGAAAGGGTCCAAGACGCAGATAGTGGAACGAGCATTAAGATGTAAAAAAGTAAAGAAAAACTGGAAAGGTATTCAGGTTCTCATTATAGACGAAGTATCTATGATGAGTAAAAAGATATTTGAAGCTTTGGAAGAATTGGCGCGATTAACAAGGTCGAATTCCCAACCATTCGGCGGACTACAAGTTATTTTAACAGGTGATTTCTTTCAGTTACCACCGATTGGAACCCCGAATGAACCGGATACATCGGCATTCTGTTTTGAGTCGCCGATATGGTATACCGTAATACCATTAGATAATCATATTGAATTGAACACTATGTTCCGCCAGAAAGACCCGAAGTATATTGAAATTTTATCACAGGTACGAAAAGGCGAATTAAGTGACCAAAACATACATATATTAAGAGAACATAGTAAGCGCACATACGATATTGAACTAAATAATGGTATAAATATATCCAAGTTATTTCCGGTTAGGTCTCGTGTTGATTATATTAATCAATTGATGTTTGATAAATTAGATAGCATGGAAGAAGAATACACTATCGAGAAGATATTCGATTGTGGTGTATATTTGGAATCAGGAACCAGTATTGAACCGGATGTTATGGAAATATGTAATAATATGACGGCTATCGAAAAGGATTATGAAATGAATGGATTACTTTCGAGTGCACAATGTAGTGAACTTTTAAAATTAAAAGTGGGTGCAATCGTAATGTGTACGGCGAATATAGATATGGAACATGGAATATGTAATGGTTCACAGGGAATAATCATCGATTTGGTAGGACTTGATAAAAGTCCCAAGATACGTTTTACAAATGGCTATATAATGGTAATGCCTAAGCATCATTGGCAATCAATAGACTACCCGAGAATTGCGATTAAACAATATCCGCTACAATTAGCATGGGCACTAACCATACATAAAATACAAGGGGCGACACTTACTGCTGCGCAAATAGATATAGGTAGCAGTATATTTGAATACGGACAAACATATGTCGCTATGTCGCGTGTAAAGTCATTGGAAGGTCTTTATTTGAGTGATTTTAATCCGAATAAGATCCGGGCGAATCCCAAGGTTCTCCTGTTTTATAAAACTATTCCCGAGATAGAATATATTGAAGAAAAAGAAGAAGAAAAAACACTGAATAATAATATAAAAATTATACCCGATTTATCACAATACAGTTACGGTTCTATACCCAAAATAATAAAGACGGAATAATCAATTGCTTAAATACAATATTTTTTATTTACACCTTTGAATAATTACACCGACCAAATAGAAAAATTGATTACTTTATTTTATACTTATTAGTTCATAAGAAATAATGAGTATTCATAATAATATCAGCATCTATATACATCGCGCCCATATTAGGTGTAATAATACAGAAATCTTTCGGGATACATTCAATCGTGTTTTAGGTGCCGATTGTGTCCGCACCGTTGACCTCATGCAGAAGACGGATAAGAATAACATCCCGTTTATTAGAGCTTTCATCCACTTCAAGTTCTGGCCTCACAGTGAGACGGCACATAGGATGTATAACGATTTGATGACGGATAAGCGTCTAGAAATAACATATAACCAGGATACCAAGAGGTTCTGGAGGTTCTGTCGTTCAAAGATTCCTGCTCATAATAAACGAAAATCCAACACAGATGAAAAGAATAACACAGGTGACATTTGCGAATACCCTATTCTACAACGCACCGAGACAAGTGGATATAAAGAGACTTCCAGGCGTAACGTTTCTAATATGCCTTCTTGTATGTCTGATAAGAAGTCGTCTATCTCAGATATGGATTGTATGAGTGATGACGGGGAGTGTTATGAATTATAGAGATAATGAAGGTAATAGTAAATAAATAAAACAAAATAAACAGTGTTTTTTATTTCATTTTATTGTATAATTTTAATGTATATACTAAAATGGTAGGAGCAAGTATACTTCCCGTCGCAATACATAATAATGAATTACATTTTTTATTCGGTAAAGAGAACCAAAATGAAAAAAGTGCTCCGGGGTTCTCCGATTTCGGTGGAAGATGTGAGAACGGAGAAAGTATATACCAAGCGGCGCTAAGAGAAGGCGCTGAAGAATTAACCGGATTCCTGGGAAACGAACATACATTACGAAAGAATATCAAAGAGAATGGTGGTTATTATAAACTATCAACAGAACAATATCATGTTCATATTTTTGTAATTGACTATGACCCAAATCTTCCTACGTATTATAATAATAACCATAATTACCTATGGAAGCGAACCGACCATTCAACCAATAAACATTTATTTGAAAAAATAGAAATACAATGGTTCGCATTTGGTGACTTACAAAAAAATAGGTCGAAATTTAGAAATTTTTATAGGAAAATAGTCGATACCATCATAGATAATAAAAAGAACATATTGGATTTTTTTCATTGACCATTTCAAATCTTCAATGATTGAAAAGTAATACATATAACATTTTCAATAATAATCGTGTTTAGTGAGTATCCGTATTTATTTACTATAAAAAATAAGACATTACTGTATATAATTCATTAATGTCTTGGAAACATTATGGTGGTTTAAGAAATTTAGACAGTTATAATAACATTTCAGTAAATAATATTATTGCCGATAAGTTCACAGTGCGTGATAAATTCTTAACAGAATTTCAGATTATCGGTGAAACACAACTATTGGGTAATGTTACGTTAGGAGACAATAGTTCCAATTTAATTGATATTAAGTCAGATATGATAGCAGAAAGAAACGTTGATATACACGGCGATTTAAATATAAATGGTAAATTAATTATTACATCATCGGGAGAAGGGTTTTTTTTACTAGGCACAGATGATAATAGATTGGGTGTAAACATAGAGAACCCGTTGGCGGTTCTTGATATCGCCGGTTCGTACGAATCAGTATTAAATATATATTCTGACCAATCCAATAATAGAAATATAATCGCCCGTAATTATTTACAGAACGGTATCGCTGTAAATACAATAGACGCATCGTCGTCATCTATCCAGTTTTATAGTGGAACCGATATTAGTAATAATAAGGAAGCACCCGATTCCGAAATCAAATACTTAAATGGTGGAATTCTTGAAATTATAACAGGACAAGATACGCGTATTTTATCACAAGTATCTATTTCAAAAGACGGGAGGATAGGTCATATTCATAATGAAACATTGATGGTTTATGATATATCCAATGGAACTTATAAAAATTTATATTATAAGGACGATACAATCATCAAAGGGAGCGCATTTAGTTTAATCGCATACGATTCGTCAGCAAATACAAGTATGAATATAACAACACCCGACGGTAAAGGCGCGGTTATAAGCGGCGGTGCTTACCCCAAAGATACAGATAGGAGCATGCTTATACTGGATGTTTCCAATAATTCGGAAGAGAAACCACAAGCGCTAATGATAGTTTCTGGAACGGCGAATGAAACATATAATACAACAACCAGTATTAATAAATATATATCACAAATTGGAAAATACTCACTGGATGTAAACGGCGCGACCTATATTTCGGATAGCCAAATAAAAATTTTAGAAGAACCTAAAATGGAATTACTTGATATACGCGTTCATAATAATGATGGTATCGCACTAGGTTCATTTTCGGAAGATGGTAAATTTTATATATACTATACTGAAAATGGCGGATTAACATGGTTCAATGAGGAATTTGAATATGATACCAATAATAATAATATACAAACCGGTGAAAAAACCAAAGCGACAGACACATTTATAAATGATACAGTTAAATGCTTTGTAACACACGCGCCTTCTTCTATTCCCTCTCTGTTTTATTCGTTTAGAACACCCGATAACCCTTTATCGATCTGGCCACAATTTCAATCAATACCGTTAGACGGCACGGAAAATGCTAATGCGATTTATAGTTTTTTTAATAATAATGTGAATCATTTCATTGTTACGAGAGTTACAAAATTAAATATAGTATCATCCAATTCGTATCTATTTACATCAGCCGATTTAAATTTCAATATAAAGGATAGTAAAGGATACGGAAATATAATTTATGTGGTTGGTGAAGCAGGAACTATAAAATCTTATACAGTCGATTCTACACTTGAGGATGATAATTATACAGCT